CGCAGGCTTCGCTAACGCAGACATTCACAAGACGATCCGCAGTGACCTCATCAAGGACACTGGCGACGGCCTGTCATACACAATCAACACGCAGGGCATTCCGGTGTTCGTGGCGCAGCGATGGGGCGCTGACGCGATCCTGCAGAAGCCATGCGCGTACGAGTACGACGTCACGCCGCCGAAGGACCGGAACTCAGAGGCCACTGCGCTCGTGCAGGTTGCCACTGCGGTCGAGCAGCTGACAGCGGCGCTGACGCCGCACGGCCTGGAGCTTGACGTGCCACTGCTGGCAGCGCGCTTCGCGGTGCCAGTCAAGGGCGATGCAGATGGCGACGGCAAGCCTGATGCAGTTGCTGGAGTTCCCACGCATGCGGCGACTGGTGCGCCGCAGCTGCGTGTGATCGAGGGAGGCGCAGGCGCTGCGGGTGCGGACGAGTCTGTAGCTGCAGCGCCTGCGCAACCAGCGGATGTTGCCGCAGGCGCGCAGGTCGCGAGCGGAACTCCGGCGCAGGACCTGGCACTAAACGGCGCGCAGGTCACCTCACTGTTAGACATCGTCAAGGGCGTTGCTAACGGCGAGCTCCCACGCGACGCAGCCATCGGCATCATCAAGCGCGCGTTCCTTGTTTCGGACGCAGAGGCGGACGAGCTGCTCGGGTCAGTAGGCAACGGCTTCGTGCCGACATCACAGCAACCGGCGGCGCCTGCAGCGCCTGCTAGTCAGGAGACTGCAGCATGATTCTCGCTCGCCGCTATGAGCGTCGCGGACTGCTGGCCATCGACCCGCGTGCGTTGTTTGAATCGTTCTTCGTGGACAACGCGCAGGAGCGCGAGGTCGCGGAAGTCAGCGGCTGTGCGGTCGTGGACATTCGCGGACCGCTGGAGCACCACCTGCACGGCTGGTGTGACTCGTACGAGGCAATCCTCGCCCGCGTCGAGCAGGCGTGCGCATCAAGCGCGCGCGCTGTGGTGCTGCGCTTCGACTCGCCCGGCGGCGACGTGAGCGGCTGCTTCGAGACGGCGCTGGCAATCCGTGCTGCGTGTGATGCTGCGGGCAAGCCACTCCTCGCGTTCGCAGAGGGCGAGTGCGCAAGCGCAGCCTATGCGCTGGCCTCGCAGGCGCAGAGCATCACTGTGTCGATGAGCGCGCTCGTGGGCTCCATTGGCGTGCTGTCGAGCCGCGAGGACATCACAGCCATGAACGCCGCGCGAGGCCTGCGCGTTGCGCTGGTGATGAGCGGCAATCGCAAGGGCGATGGCCATCCGGACATGCCGATCACGGATGCGGAGATAGCTAACACGCAGAGCATTGTTGATTCGATGGCTGCGGTGTTCTTCGACCTCGTGGCGCAGGGCAGACAACTAAAGCCTGTCGCCATTGCGCAGCTGCAGGCGCGAGTGTTTCACGGCGAGGCCGCAGTGCAGGCAGGTCTCGCAGACGCAGTGGGTTCGCTGACAACAGTGCTCGCGTTTGCTGCGAGCCCAGCAGGAGGCAGGAAAATCATGGCGAAGAAGATGAGTTACGAGGAGCTGCGCGCAGCCGTAGCTGAGGCCGCAGAGGGCGACGATCCTAACGCAGCCGCAGCGAAGCGCGCGCTTGCCGCAATGGATGAAAGCTCGCCGGAGGCAGAAGGCGAAACGCCGGAGCCCGAGGCCGAGGGCGGCGAAAGCGAGGAGACTGCAGAGGGCGAGGCGGAACCGGACGGGGACGAGGCGCCGCCGCCGAAGACTGCACGACGCGCCGCAGCCGGCGAGGAGGACAAGACTGCAACGGCTAACGCCGCATACCGCATGGCGCTCAAGGCGCAGGCAGACAACGCCAAGCTGCGCGCGCAGCTCCGGCAGCGTGACGAGGCCGCAGAGCGTCAGCAGCTGATTGCGTCCCGTCCTGACTTGCCAACGGACACAGTGTCACTGCTGGCGCGCGCGCCCATTGCCCTGGTGCGTGAGCACGTTGCAGGGCTGCCAGCGCTCAAGCCAGATGCCACTGCAGGCGGTCTCAAGAATCCGCGGATGGTTGCGTATGGGAAGCCTGTCACGGGCAAGGGCGAGCCCGACGGAGCGTCACACTTGCCAGCGGCCGAGAAGGCAGACCTTGACGCTCGCATGGGGCTGAGCGAGCCAGGTCTGCACGTAATCTCAAACGAATACAAGTTGACCCTGGGCGCCTACAAGCCGCGCTGAACGCGTGCTGTCACTGCGTAACTAACAACTAATCACAACAAGGATTCGGCGTATGGATCGCATGCTGATCGAGGCGCACTGGGGCTATTACGCCTTTGTGCTCGGGGCAGGAGTGGTTGTCGAGAAGGGCAAGCTTGCGTGTTTTGACACTGTGAACGGCGGCGCGTTAGTCAACGCGACCGCTGCGCCTGGGCTCTACAACATCGGCATCTTTACGGAGTCGATGACAGGCGATGGTGTCAAGCGTGTGCAGGTCAAGCTGCACCGCGAGATTCAAGCGACTTGGTGGGAGAACGACACGGCTGCGCCGGTCGCAATCACAGACCGAGGCAAGAACTGCTATCTCAAGAACGCAACGACTGTGACTATCACAGGCGGTGCAACGGCCTCCGTCGCAGGCGTTGTCTACGACGTTCAGACGGCAAAGGGCGTGCTCGTCTACTTCCCGATGACTGGCATTCCGCTGCCTGCAGTCGTCGAGGACCCTCCGGCACTCCTCGACACGGCGCGCGCAGGGCGCAGCCGCTGAACGCGATCGACAACTAACACCGAGGAGAGAATCAACACATGCCTACCATCACACCGTCATTTATGTTCGATCTCGAGTCGAACATGCGCGTCATCACTGCGCGCGAGTACGACCGGCTTTCGCGCAAGCTCTGGTGGAACCGTGTCTGCCGGCTCGGCCCGCCGAGCGGCGCCAAGCGCGAGCGTGTCTCGTGGTTGCTGGACACTGCGCGCATTCAGAAAACTAACAAAGGCGGTAACGTCGAGTTCGAGGACATCGTTGCGCAGACCACCGAGGTCGAGCACGAGAACGCTGCAGGCGGCCTCAAAATCAAGAAAGAACAGTTCGAGGACGTTGATGGCAACGGGATCGATTACGCCTCGCACTGGAGTCGGCAGATGGGCGCATATGCGGCGTACTGGCCGCAGAAAGTTTTGGCGAAGCAGATTCTCGCCAACGGCCCGACGTACGACACGCTCTCGTTCTTTCACGCGGCGCACCCGGTAAACCCATTCAACACCGCTGCGGGCACGTTCGCAAACGTGTTCACTGGAGCGCCTGTCGCGCAGACGGGTTACCCCGGCGCGCTGCCGATTCACTCGCCACTGGTGACTGTGGACGAGGCCGTAGCAAACATCGCCAAGGCGATCGCCTACGTGTCGTCAATCAAGATGCCGAACGGCGAGGACCCGCGATTCTTGCGGCTCGCGGAGATCATCGTGCCGCCTGCGCTCGTGGCGCGCGCGCAGCAGATCACGAACGCCAAGTACATCGCGCAGCTTGCGGCTACTGGAGGCACAGGCGGCGGCGGCGCTGACGTCGAGGCTGTCATCCGTAACTTCGGTCTCGGCCAGCCGATCGAGGCTCCGGAGCTGGGCTCTGCGTTCGGCGGCAGCGACACGACCTACTACCTCGCCATGGAGGAGATTACGAGCAACGAGCTGGGCGCGTTCTCGTACATCATGCGCGAGCCGTTCTCGGTGCTGTATTACGGGCCGACTACTGACCCGCAGCTTGCGCGCATACGCGAATACCAGTGGTTGACCGAGGGTCGTAACTCGATCCTGAACGGTCACCCGTACCTGTTGTTTCAGGTGAAAGCGACCTGAGCTATGGCAGGAACAGTCGCATACCTCGACCTTGCTGGGTTCCGAGCGTCAACGCTCATGCCTAGCTCGTTCGTCGATGAACTCGAGGCCGCCGAGCCTGGGTTCATTGATGCGCGGCTGTTCCTCCAGTCAGCGAAGATCGATTCGCGACTCGCGAAGCGCTACGACGCGCCATTCAAAGAACCATATCCGCTCGCAGTGATTGAGTGGCTTGTGTCACTCGTCACGTACGAGGCTTGGTTGAAACGCGGCATAGCCGCAACAGACGAGCAGGCAGAACAGTACAAGACCGATCGCGACCTTGCGCGCGGCGACATTGAGAGTGCGGCTAA